ATTGCTTTTGATTACACTACTATCGGACAAGATCTTGTAGCAATGTGTGTCAATGATGTAATTTGTTGTGGCGCAAAACCATTATACTTCCTTGATTATATCTCCACTAAAAAAATTGATGATAACGTAGAACAAATTATTGATGGTATTGTTAAGGGTTGTGAGATAGCAGAGATAGATTTGTTGGGCGGAGAAACTGCTGAACATTACAGGGCAACTGATTATGACCTTGCTGGATTTTGTACAGGTATAGTAGAGAAGAGGGATATTGTTAACGGAAGTATTATTAAACCGGGTGATAAGATTATAGGTATTGAGAGTAGTGGTCTTCACAGTAATGGTTATTCTCTCGTCAATGATATGTTGTGGAGAAATTATATTAAGTATAAGGAGATGCCAGAATTGTTGACACCTACAACAATCTACTCACCAATGATTCAAAAACTTTTAGATGAAATTCCCATTCTTGGAATGGCGCATATCACTGGTGGTGGTATTCCAGAAAATCTTCCTAGATGTTTGCCACAGGGTCTAACTGCTAATGTTGATTACTGGTCATGGGACAGACCAGAATTGTTCACAAAGATTGAGATGGCTGGTAATATTGAAGAAAAGGAGATGAGGAGAGTATTCAATCTCGGTATTGGATTCTGTTTGATAGTGCCACCCGAAGTTGTTAATGATGCTTTAAATTGTGGAATGAAGTCATGGATTATAGGAGAGGTAAATGAAACAGCATCTCCCTGATATTATAAGAAGACAATGCTTTAGCTCATTCTGCTCATTAAATGAGGCAGAGCAAGCAGTAGTAATGATGGGCGATGATGCCTACAGGGAATCATTAGACCTTGAGAATGATGATGCCCCATGTTGGACAATACCATCAGGTGAATCACAAGGATTTGTTGGTTGGAATACCCAATGTGTTCCAACTATAGATTATATTGCTTGGAAGTTGGATAGATTGGATAAAATAAGAAGGGGTGAGATCCTTGGACTTTGATGGTCAGATACAATTAGGACATCTATTACTACAGGATCGTAAATGTAGGGTTTGTGGAGAACTAAAAAATTTGGTTGATGGATTCTACAGAACAAGAAAAGATAGGGGAGCAGTTGCCTCTTCATACTCATATGAATGTAAAGAGTGTTGTAAAACAAGGGTAAAAAAATCTTCAGTCAAGTGGGAGTATCCCGATTGGTAGTTCACGTCAGGATTCCCCTGTGAAAACCCTCCTTTTAATAAATATTCTTAGACAAACTGAGATTAACGGAGAAACAAAACATGGCGACTCCTCAATTATCTCCCGGAGTATTGACCAGGGAGGTTGACTTAACAGTAGGGAGAGCTGGTAATGTATTGGACAACATTGGTGCTATTGCTGGACCCTTCCCGCTTGGACCTGTAGATGATCCTATTGATGTAACTACTGAGCAAGATCTTATCAATGTATTTGGTAAGCCACTATCTACGGATTCGCAATATGAGTATTGGATGAGCGCAGCATCCTACCTCTCATATGGTGGAGTTCTGAAGGTAGTTAGAACTAATGGCGCTAACCTTAAGAACGCAAACGCTGGTGTTGGCATCGCAAGCACCACCACTCTGTGTATTAAGAACTACGACGATTATATTAATAACTACGACGAAGCAACAAATTATAACTATGCTGCTAAGAATCCCGGTTCTTGGGCAAATGGTTTAAAAGTCTGTACAATTGATAATATTGCTGACCAGGTTGTTGGTGTTGCTACAACCGCTCCAGGTCAAATTGGTGCCACGATTGGTTTCGGCGTAACCGCCTCAGTCAGCACCACTATTGCTGGACTTGGAACCACTACCGCTTTTGTAGGATACCTGAAGGGTATTATCACCGGCATCAGCAGTGATACTAGCGGTGGAGCAAGTACACTAGATGTTAAGGTGGTTTCTCGTGTAGAAACTGTCGGCGGTGGAGCAACAGAAACTAGAGTTACTTACGCAGAAGGAAATGCTGGCGCATCGTTTGCCGCAGCACAAACACTACACTTTGTTAATTCCTCTGGTATTAATAGTCTCGGACTTAATGCTGGCACGATGACGGCATCGACCATCGCTGATTGGTACGATTCACAGACTTTGGGTCTGACTAACAGCACAGTGTTCTGGAAGTCTTTGGCACCAAAACCGGTCGCTAATACCTATTCTACTGCTAGAAACGGTTTTGGTGACGGAATCCACGTTGTTGTGGTAGATGATGATGGATCAGTCAGTGGTATTCAGGGTAACATCCTTGAGAAGCACCTGAGTCTTTCTAAGGCACTTGATTCAATCTCTAATGTAAACGCTCCACAAAGGAACTACTACAAAGATTATCTGGCAGATTTCTCAGCAAATGTATTTGCTGGTGGCAATCCATCAAATGCTTCAGATGCTCATCACAATACGCATCCAAGAGCAGTTGGTTTCACCTCTGTTTCCGGTACTAAGTCCGCATCCTTCACCCCTGTAGGCACAGGCGCTGGTGTTTGGGGACAAGCAGCACAGGATGTAACATTCAGTGCTCTCGGCAACGTAACTTACTCCCTTGGTGGTGGTAGAGATTACTCTGGTGGAATTCCTGCTACTGGAAACAATGGCGGAATGACAACTTCTATTGGTAACCTCCAAACCTCTTATAGACTCTTTGAGAACAAGGATGAGATTGCTGTTGACTTCCTGATCATGGGTCCTGGACTGGGAGCCGAATCTGATAGTCAGGCAAAAGCAAACTATCTGATCTCTCTCGCAGAAGAAAGAAAGGATTGTGTAGCAGTTATTGGTCCTCACAGAGCAAGTCTGGTTAACGTAACCAATACTTCGACTCAGACCGATAACTTGGTTGGTTATTTCTCGGTTCTGAATTCTTCCTCCTATGCGGTATTTGATACCGGTTATAAGTTCACCTTTGACCGCTTCAATAACAAGTTCCGCTACATTCCAACCAACGGTGACGTTGCTGGTCTGATGGCAAGAACAGCACTTCAGGCATATCCATGGTTCTCACCCGCAGGTGAGCAGCGTGGTATCATCAACAATGCGATCAAACTCGCATACAACCCAACTAAAGCACAGAGAGATAAACTGTATCCTCTGAGAGTTAACCCAGTCATCACTAAACCTGGTGTTGGAACACTCCTCTTTGGTGATAAGACTGCCCTATCTTTCGCATCCGCGTTCGATAGAATCAATGTTCGTCGTCTGTTCCTGACGATTGAGCAAGCACTTGAGAGAGCAGCAGAAGCACAACTCTTTGAACTCAATGATGAGTTGACGAGAGCAAACTTCAGAAATATCGTTGAACCCTTCCTCCGTGATGTACAAGCAAAACGAGGTCTCTCTGGATTCCTTGTCATATGCGACTCTTCAAATAACACACCTGATGTTATCGATAATAATGAATTCAGGGCGGACATCTTCCTGAAACCCGCGAAATCTATTAACTTCATCACTCTCTCCTTCGTTGCTACCCGTTCTGGGGTTAGCTTCCAGGAAGTAGCTGGTAGAGTTTGATAATATTATCTAAATACCAATAGGAGGATACAAAAATGGCCACAAGACCAAACACTTCAATTTCTACCTTTAAATCCAAACTGATTGGCGGCGGGGCCCGCCCCAATCTGTTTGAGGTAGAACTTGCTACGCTCCCCGAGAGCGTTACATCATGGAACGCAGATGACTTTAAGTTCATGTGTAAGGCAGCAGCACTGCCCGCACAAAACATCGCTTCAATCGATGTTCCTTTCAGAGGTAGAACTTTTAAAGTTGCTGGAGACAGAACCATTGACACCTGGACGGTAACTATCATCAATGATGAGAAGTTCAACCTCAGAAGATCAATGGAAGAATGGACTGAGCAGATTGCTAAGTTGGATAACAACCTTGGCGCTACCAACCCCGCTTCTTACATGGTAAACGCAACCGTTTATCAACTGGGTCGTGGTGCTGTGTTATCGTCCACCAATAATTCTGGTGAAGCTAATTCTACGTTAGCACAATATGAGTTTGTTGATATTTTCCCAACAAACGTATCTCAGATTGATCTTTCTTATGATTCTAGTGACACGATTGAAGAGTTCACTGTGGAATTCCAAGTACAGTCGATTAACATCTTAGCACCTGGACTTTCCGCATCTGATTCTACACCTGAGGACGGCTAATAAATAGTCGTAGGAAAATTTAGCAAATAAATCATGTCCAAGTTATTTGGGTTCTCAATTGAGGACACAGAACCACTATCGCCGTCAGCGGTCTCACCCGTTCCTCCTAACAATGAGGACGGGTCTGATCACTACGCGAGTAGTGGTTTTTTTGGGTCTTATGTAGACATTGAAGGCGTATTTAGAACTGAGTTTGATCTCATAAAAAGATATCGTGAGATGTCACTTCACCCTGAGTGTGATAGTGCTATTGAGGACATTGTAAATGAGGCAATCGTTTCTGATACAAATGATAGTCCGGTTGAGATTGAACTTTCTAATTTAAATGCTAGTGATGGTATTAAAAATATAATCCGTAAAGAGTTTAAATATATCCTTGACCTTCTGGATTTTGATAAGAAGGCACACGAAATCTATCGTAACTGGTATGTTGATGGTCGCATTTACTACCATAAAATCATTGACCTAAAGGATCCTGGTGCAGGTATCCAAGAATTGCGTTATATTGACGCAATGAAGATGAGATATATCAGACAAGAAAAGAAAAAACCCGGAGATAAAGCTAACGCTACTTTTAGATTGAGAAGTGATAATCCAATGGATTATAATTTCCCAGAGATTGAGGAATATTTTGTTTATAATCCGAAGTCACAATACCCTATGAGTAATCCCACGGTGAGTGGTGGGAACAATGGGGTCAAGATTGCGAAAGATGCTATCACGTATTGTACATCTGGTCTTGTAGATCGTAATAAAGGAACAACCCTTTCGTATCTTCATAAGGCAATCAAGGCACTCAATCAGCTTAGAATGATTGAGGATTCACTGGTCATCTACAGATTGTCCCGTGCTCCTGAGCGTAGAATTTTTTACATTGACGTTGGTAATCTTCCTAAGCAAAAGGCGGAACAATATCTTCGTGATGTGATGATGCGTTATCGCAACAAACTCGTATACAATGCTGACACAGGAGAAATTCGTGATGACAAAAAGTACATGGCAATGCTTGAGGACTTCTGGCTCCCAAGACGTGAGGGTGGAAGAGGAACTGAAATCTCCACTCTCCCCGGAGGACAGAACCTGGGCGAAATCACTGATATTGAATATTTTAAAAAGAAACTCTACCGTTCGCTTAACGTTCCTCCCTCAAGGATGGATGGAGAAGGTGGGTTTAACCTGGGGAGATCTTCTGAAATCCTGAGAGACGAACTGAAGTTTACTAAGTTTGTGGGTCGTCTGAGAAAGAGATTTGCTAACATGTTTAATGACATGTTGAAGACCCAATTGCTCCTGAAGAATGTAATTACTCCCGAGGATTGGGAGATTATGAGTGAGCATATTCAGTATGATTTCCTATATGACAACCATTTCTCCGAACTAAAAGATGCTGAATTGATGAATGAGCGGTTGACACTTGCTCAAACTGCTGAACCTTATGTCGGAAAATACTATTCACAGGATTATGTTCGACGCCATATTCTCCGTCAGACAGATATTGAGATCATTGAACAGGATAAACTCATCAAAAAAGAAATTAAAACTGGTGTAATTCCTGATCCAGCAACGATTGATCCAGCAACCGGATTGCCATTCGCACCGGAGTCTGCTGCTGGTAATGATCTAGGAAAACCTCAGATGGAACCTGAGATTGATGGTTCATCAACAGAGGCACCTGAAATACCCAAAGGTGGGGAGATATAAATACTCATTAGTCGTATATAATTCACTTAAATGGATGACCTTTTAGATATGATCACAACTGATGAGTCACCCTCACAAGTCAGTGACAAGATTAAGGAACTTCTCTTTGCAAAATCCGCAGAAAAAATTGATGCTTACAAGCCTGAGGTGGCAAGTTCACTGTTTAGTGAGCTAGAACCTGAGGAATCTGAGGAAACTGTAGAGGATGAGGAAGAGGAAATTTCTTCTGAACCTGATGAAGAGTGATAAAGACTAATAAATAACTACTAAATGATCTTTAAGGATAATGGCGCATAACCCAGTAGGAATTAATTCCGCCTTACCTATTGCTAGCGCAGCAAATAGGAGAGGTGTTGATAAAACCGCACACCAGTCAGAATATTTAAGAGTTGTGGCAAAAGGTGCTGGAGCACATGTCGCCATTGGAACTCTGCCAACTGCTACGGTTGCTAATTACTTTGTTCACTCTGGAGAGTCAGAGGTTCTTAGTCTTGGCAAACCGCAGTCAAATAGGGTGATTGGGATTACAACCGGAGCAACAACAACGATTGATTTTGCTGAAGGAACCGGATCCCCATTTGGAGTTGGTGATGCTGTGAGTCTCAGCGTAACTGGTCAATCTGATTATGATTTTACACATAAGATCGTAAAGACCGTTAATAATAATGCGGGTAGAGATGGATTCCATGGAACAAGAATCGTGGTTGATCACAATTCATCCTCAGGAAATCCTGCGGGATTGTTAGACACATCATACGCAGAATTAAGAGGATCATTCATGGTCGCTGCTTTTGGTGATGGCAGTGGAACTCTTCATTATCAACAAATTCAATCTGCTGGGGGACCACACTAATGAAACTTATTAGAGAAGAAATCGAGTCAGTCAAGTTTCTCATAGAGAAAACAAAGTCTGGTAAGAAGTCCATGTATATTGAGGGAGTTTTCCTTCAAGGAAACATCAAGAACCGTAATGGTCGTATGTATCCCATGGAGACACTTCGTAAGGAAGTTGCTCGTTATAATGAAAGTAATGTTACTTCTGGCAGAGCACTCGGTGAACTCGGCCATCCCGATGGACCAACCGTTAATCTCGATAGGGTTTCTCACAAGATCGTATCTTTAAGAGAGCACGGTTCTAACTTTGTTGGTAAGGCAAAGATCCTTAATACCCCTATGGGTAATATCGCATCTTCACTTATCGGTGAGGGTGTAAAACTCGGTGTTTCCTCTCGTGGAATTGGTTCCCTTAAGATGACAAAAGAGGGAGTTAATATTGTTGGTGATGACTTTATGTTAGCAACTGCTGCTGATATTGTGGCAGATCCTTCTGCTCCCGATGCATTCGTTGAGGGAATTATGGAAGGTAAAGAGTGGGTTTGGGAAGGAACTCTTCTTCGTGAGAAGAAGGCAGAGGAGATTAGAAACTCCATTGATAAACTCACAGTTCAGAGGAAATTGGATGAGCAGAAACTGAATCTGTTCAATGATTTCCTTAATAGTATCTAATCTGATACATAAAATATTATAATTTATAAATAAATATAGATTTTATCCAGGATAATCGGAGCGTTCACATGTCTCGTGGAGATTTACAAGAAATGGAAGTAGGCACAAAGCAATCCAAGACTGCTGTCAATGCCGGGGCGAAACCCGCCGAGGGGATGGACACCTCCATCGCCGGTTCATACGAAGATCTCGGTGGTCCTACCCCCGAGAACTATAAACCAGATGACGATTCAGCAAAGCTGAAGACTCCTAGTGGTCCCCTCAAGGGTGTTAAGGATGTAGTCAACAAGGGTGCAAAACCTGCTGAACCCATGAAGGGCATGAAGGAGGAAGAGGACCTGGATGATGAGGATACTATCGAAGAAGGCGAAGAAATCGTAGATGAAGTAGTATCCGAAGAAGAAGCAACAGAGGAAGAAGTAGTAGAGGAAGAGGACGAGGCAACTTATGCCGAGGCACCTCAACTCACCGAAATTGATATCGAAGAAGATGTCAATGCACTTCTTGGCGGTGAAGATCTCTCTGAGGAATTCAAAGAGAAGGCCAGAACAATTTTCGAGGCCGCACTTAAGTCCAAGATCGCTGAAGCAACCGAAATTCTTGAATCGCAGTATGCTGCGAAACTTGAAGAGGGAGTTGCTGAAGCAAGAGCCGAACTCGCTGAGCGAGTTGACTCATATCTGGAGTATGTTTCAGACGAGTGGTTCACTGAGAACGCACTTGTAATTGAACATGCACTCAAGACCGAGATGACTGAATCGTTCCTTTCTGGAATGAAGAGTCTTTTTGAAGAGCATTATGTACAAATCCCTGATGAAAAGTATGATGTTCTTGAGAGCATGGTAGAAAAACTTGATGACATGGAGACAAAACTCAACGAGCAAATAGAAAAGAATATTTCCCTCAATTCCCGCCTTTCTGAGTCGGTTGCTGATGGAGTTCTAGACCAAGTATCTGAGGGTCTCGCGCAGACTCAAAAAGAGAAGCTCGCTTCACTTGCCGAAAGTGTAGAGTTTGAAAGTGAGGAAGCATATCGTGAGAAGCTGAACACTCTGAAGGAGTCGTATTTCAACTCCAAGAAAGAGAGCGCAGCAGCTAAAACCGAAACCCTTTCTGAGGGTGTAGACAACGCAGCACCTGGTGATCAACACTCAGGTCAGATGGCTGCATACCTGAAAATGCTGGGTTCGACCTTAGCACACTGAATATATTAAACTCAAACCGTAAACTTAAAGGTACAAAGCAAATGTTCCAATCTGAGCATCTGCAGGAAAAGTGGGCACCTCTCCTCAACGCTGAGGGATGCGACAAGATCTCTGATCCCCATCGTAGAGCTGTAACCGCAGTCCTGTTAGAAAACCAAGAAAAATTCGCCCAAGAGCAAGCCGCATTTGAACATGGCGGTATGCTTACTGAGCAACCCACCAACGCTGTTGGTAATGGCGGATATACTTCCGCTGGTGGTCAAACCGTTGCCGGTTTTGACCCTGTTCTGATCTCCCTGATCAGACGCTCTATGCCTAACCTGGTCGCTTATGACCTCGCTGGCGTACAACCCATGTCTGGTCCTACCGGACTGATCTTCGCAATGCGTTCCAAGTACACTTCACAAAGTGGAACCGAAGCTCTGTTCAACGAAGCAGACACCGCATTTGCTGGTCAGAATGAAGGATTCGACCTCACCAACGGCATGACCGATGTCGCCGCTGGTATGGGTACTACCTCACAATCTGGTAGCAACCCTGCTGCTCTGAACCCCGTCGCAACCGCCTCTTCGACCGGTTATGATGTTGGTCAGGGTATGCGTACTGACGACGCTGAAGATCTGGGCACCTCTGGTGACAACTTCAACGAAATGGCTTTCTCGATTGAGAAAATCACCGTCACCGCTAAGTCCAGAGCTCTGAAAGCTGAGTATTCACTGGAACTGGCACAAGACCTCAAGGCAATCCATGGTCTGAACGCTGAAGCGGAACTCGCCAACATCCTCTCTTCTGAGATCCTGGCTGAGATCAACCGTGAAGTTATCAGAACCGTCTATAAGACTGCTGAGCAAGGTGCCGTTTCTAATACCGCTACCGCTGGTATCTTCGACCTCGACATCGACTCTAACGGTCGCTGGAGTGTTGAGAAGTTCAAGGGTCTCCTGTTCCAAATCGAGCGCGATGCTAACGCTATCGCACAAAGAACTCGTAGAGGAAAGGGCAACATGATCCTCTGCTCCGCAGACGTTGCTTCCGCCCTGACCATGGCTGGTGTACTTGATTACACCCCTGCCCTCAACGCTAACCTTAACGTTGATGACACTGGTAACACCTTCGCTGGTGTTCTGCAAGGTAAGTATCGTGTATACATCGATCCTTATTCTGCTAACCTCACCTCCGCTAACGCTGCTGGTGGTAACCAGTATTACGTTGTTGGTTATAAGGGTACTTCCCCTTATGACGCTGGTCTGTTCTATTGCCCCTACGTTCCCCTTCAGATGGTTCGTGCCGTTGGCGAGAACACCTTCCAGCCCAAGATTGGCTTTAAGACCCGCTACGGCATGGTCGCAAACCCATTCGCAGAAGGAACCACCGTTGGCGCGGGTCGCCTGCGTGTTAACGCTAACCGCTACTATCGTCGCGTTGCTGTTAAGAACCTCATGTGAGTCTTTCTCACAGAGATTACATCAAGGGGTCGCAAGACCCCTTTTTTTATACTATTAGATAAATAGTAAAAAACTATATTAATAATGGCTACTAGAAAAAAACCTAAGGAAAGGACAGGGACTCCTTTAGAAAATAGAAATTTTCTTTCACCAACAGGGTTTAAGTTTTCCCTAAAAAGAAGTCCTGGAGCAGCATTCTTTTGTAATCAGGCAAACATTCCATCCCTTGATCTTGGCGTTGCTGTTCAACCAAACTACCTTAGAGACATTCCTGTTCCTGGAGACAAGGTTGAATTTGGAGATCTAACTATTAGATTTTTGGTTGATGAGGATCTTGTAAATTATATGGAAATTCAAAACTGGATTCGTGGTCTTGGATTCCCAGAGACTCTTCAAGAGTTTGCTAAATTAGAAGAAGAAGCAGTTGGTACAGTTGTAGAGGATGGTGATAACATTTATTCTGACGGTACATTACAAATCCTTAGCAGCAACCTGGTAGCAAAGTTTAATGTGAACTTTAAAGATTTGTTTCCAGTTGCTTTATCAACTATTTCGTTTGATGCCACTGACACTGATATTGACTACTTTACAGCAGAGGCAACTTTCAAGTATACTATATACAACCTTACTGATCTGAACAATAATCCTTTATGATCGACCTTGATAAACTTCAGGGGATGTGGGAAAAAGATTCAAAAATTGACAATGACAATTTACATACAGAGTCTTTAAATATTCCCTGTCTACATGCGAAGTATTTTGATTTATATAATACCATCTTTCTAATGAGAAAGAAAGCGGAACAGCAGAGAAAAAACATCAGACACGAAAGGTACGAATACTTCAGTGGAAAAGCGGATCCCGAAGTATACGTTGAACATCCTTTCCCTAAAAAAATTCGCGATAAGGATACGATGCAAAAGTATCTGGACGCAGACGAAAAATTATCTACAGTATGCCTTAAGATTGATTACTACGACACGATGCTTGTATATATTGAGAGTATTCTCAAACAAATTTCCAACCGCACCTATCAAATTAAAAACGCAATCGAGTTCATGAGATTTAACTCAGGATTAGGATAATGGAACAAGACGATCAGTATTATCGTTTAGAATTACCAATAGAGGCAGTCCGTGTCATTCACACTGGATTATCACAGGCTGCCAATAAATGGTCTGGTGGTGATCCTATGGAGCAGGAAGATTTGCTCGCTATGAGGGATCACTTCTATAGGATTATGTTAGAACATCAATTTGAGAATATGTAATAAATATTTGTAGATGAATGGATCTTTGTGATTGACACGACGGCTAATCTTGTTATTTCTAAATCCAACGAAGTATTTTTAAAGATCAATACAGAACCTCATATCGAGTATGAGTTAAGGGATCATTTTAAATTTGAGGTTCCAAATGCCAAGTTCATGCCACAGTATCGTGGTAGGAATTGGAATGGAGAGATACATTTATATGACATGCGTTCCAAACAGATCTATGTTGGTCTGTTGGATAAGATAATTCAGTTCTGTAAGAACTATGGATATACCTATAAGTTTGAGGATAATCAATGGTATGGCACCCCGTATGAGGAGAACGATGGTATATCGTTAGAGGGTGTTAAAGATTACATGCATTCCATTTGTGCCCATACTCCCAGGAAGTATCAAGTTGAGGGAGTATACGGTGCCCTAAAGCATAATAGAAAACTATTGATATCGCCCACTGCTTCCGGCAAATCTCTGATGATTTATTCGTTAGTAAGATATTACGTTGAGAGAGGAGAAAAAATACTATTAGTTGTTCCGACGACATCTCTTGTAGAACAGATGTATAAGGACTTTCTAGATTATGGTTGGGATGCTGATTCATATTGCCACCGTATCTATTCTGGTAGGGAGAAGAGTAATGATGCCCCAGTAACAATTACGACGTGGCAATCTGTCTATAAATTAGATAGATCTTTCTTTGAGGACTATGGTGTTATTATAGGCGATGAAGCGCATTTATTCAAGTCTAAATCTTTAATTCAGATTATGACGAAACTTCATCATGCTAAGTATCGTTTTGGTTTTACTGGAACTTTGGATGGTACTCAGACACATAAATGGGTTCTTGAGGGATTGTTTGGACCATCATATAAGGTAACAAGGACTGATGAATTGATGAGACAGGGACACCTATCTCAACTTGATATACAATGTCTTGTACTCAAACACCCACCTCAGAAGTTTGAAACATATGAGGATGAGATACAGTATTTAATCAGCCACGAACAGCGTAATAGATTTATTAAAAATCTTACCCTAGACCTTAAGGGAAACACCCTTGTTCTTTTTGCTAGGGTTGAGGCACACGGAAAGGTGCTCTACGATTTGATAAATAATAACAAGCGAGATGACCGTAAGGTATTCTTTGTACATGGTGGTGTAGATGCTGTAGAGAGGGAACAGGTAAGAGAGATAACCGAAAGAGAAAACAATGCTGTCATCGTTGCCTCTTATGGAACTTTTAGTACAGGTATCAATATTAAAAAACTCCATAATGTTATCTTTGCCTCTCCAAGTAAATCAAGAATCCGCAATCTTCAGAGTATTGGACGAGTTCTTAGAAAGGGAAAAGGAAAAGTAAAGGCAACCCTTTATGACATCTCTGACGATTGTTCCACCAAATCAAGACGTAATTACACACTTAATCATTTCATAGAAAGAATTAAAACGTATAATGAAGAAAACTTTAACTATGAGATAATCACTATTCAATTAAAAGTATGATAGAAGACGATTTTTACTGTACGGTAAAACTAAAATCTGGAGAAGAGATATTCGCAAAGGTTGCTGCATCCGATGAGGATGATAGGACAATGTTATTAGTATCTAATCCTATTATCGTATCTGAAATAAAAGGTAAATCAGGAACGATGGGATATCGTGTAGAGCCCTGGTTAAAGACAACAACAGAGGATATGTTTATAATTAATATGGATAATGTTCTTACGATGTCAGAATCTTCCGATATAGAAATGATAGTGATGTATCAGGACTTTGTTCGTCAATCGGACAAGACTGGTTCTAATAATAATTCTAAGATTAATAGGAGAATGGGGTATCTAGGAAACACCAAGGATGTTAAAGAGATCCTAGAAAAGATATTTAAAAGTACTTAATACAATCCCTATCAACCTCCACAAAGGTAATTGTACAGTTATTTGAGCACCTTGTCAACTGTTCGTTAAGATGATATAATCTATACATATTATGAGATAAACTTATGATCCAGCCGGGTATGACTAGAAGAAAAAGATCCGAGCATTATGTAAACAATAAAGAATTGCTTGCTGCTCTAGTTGCTTATCGTAGTGAGGTAGAAAGAACTTTTCTTGTGAAATATGGCAGAGAACCTACGAAACAGGATAGATCCCAACACTGGGATACCAAACCACCCATTCCGCGCTATATTGGTGAGTGTTTCTTGAAGATCGCAAATCATCTGTCCTTCAAGCCAAACTTTGTAAACTACATGTTTAAGGAGGATATGATCTCTGATGGAATCGAAAATTGCGTTCAGTACATACATAATTTTAATCCTGAGAAATCCCAAAATCCTTTTGCTTACTTTACGCAGATCATTCATTATGCGTTTCTCCGCAGGATCCAAAGGGAAAAACGCCAACTAGAAATTAAAAACAAGATTATTGAGAGATCTGGTTACAGTGAGGTGTTCGACGACAACAACACCCTTGACGGATCGAACTATTCGGACTATAATCAAATTAAGGATAACGTCCATTCTAAATTACGTGGTTGATGAAGGTTGCCATTATTACTGATCAGCATATTGGAGCTCGTAAGAACTCCAAGCTGTTTCATGATTACTTCTTAAGATTCTATGAGGATGTCTTCTTTCCATATTTGGAAGAGAGTGGTATCTCTGTAGTTGTTGATATGGGTGATACTTTTGACAGCAGAAAGGGTATCGATTTCTCCGCGTTGACATGGGCAAAGAGTCATTACTTTGATCGTCTAAAGGATATGGGCATCACAGTTCATACCATTGTTGGAAATCATACAGCATACTATAAGAATACTAATGATGTTAATGCTGTAAATCTTCTGCTCCGTGAGTATGAAAATGTAAAGGTATATTCAGAGACTACGGAAGTAGAACTGGGTGGACTGAATACATTGTTTATTCCATGGATCAATCAGGAAAATGAGAAAGAAACTTATCAACGTATTGAAAAGACATCTTGCAAGGTCGCGATGGGGCACCTTGAGCTCAACGGATTTAGAGTTAATAAACAGATCGTCATGGATCATGGCCATGCGAGCGAATTATATTCAAAGTTCTCCAAGGTCTACAGCGGTCACTATCACACTAGATCGAATGATGGACGGATCTTCTACTTAGGAAATCCATACGAAATGTTCTGGACAGATGTTGGTGACAGTAGAGGATTCACCATCTTTGATACAGAAACTCTTGAGCATTTTCACATAGATAATCCCTATAGATTGTTTCATATCATCTATTATGAGGATACAGATTATCAGACGTTTGATGCTCGTGAGTATGAGAACAAGATTGTAAAGGTCATTGTCAGAAAGAAAACTAACACTAAGAAGTTTGAGAAATTTATTGATAAACTTTATGCGGTAGGAATTGCTGAGTTAAAAGTTTCTGAGAACTTTGAGTTTGGTGGATGGTATGGAGATGATGAGTTTGATGCTTTAGAATCTGAAGATACCATTTCTATTCTGAATAGGTATATTGAGGAAGCAGAAGCAAGCACATGTGATCTTGATAAGACCATTGTTCAAAAAATTATCCAAGAAATATACCAGGAAGCCTGTGAGTTAGTCTAATGTATATTCTAACCATATATGGTAAAGAAACTGAGGGTGCTTACTCTGTATCAGATGATGACGGAGAGGATATCTTATATCTCTTTGAGGACGAGGACGATGCCACAAGATATGCTATGATGCTAGAGGATGAGGGTGCCCCTGAGATGCACATCATCGAAGTCGAAGATAAAATTATGATAAAGACTTGTGAGATTCATGATTACAAGTATACTATCATCACAAAACATGACGTTGTAATTCCACCCGAAGAAGAAGAACATGATTTTATTTGAGAAGATTTGTTGGAAAAATTTTCTTTCTACTGGCAACCAATATACTGAGGTTGATTTCACTAAAAATCATACGAATCTAATCATTGGAACAAATGGTTCAGGTAAGTCCACCGTGCTCGACGCATTGACGTTTGCCTTGTTTGGGAAACCCTTTCGTAAGATTAACAAACCCCAGTTGATTAACTCTACCAATGAGAAAGATTGTAGGGTAGAGGTCTGTTTCTCTATCAATAATACTGATTGGAGAATTGTTCGTGGGATTAAACCAAACCTATTTGAGATATGGCGAAATGATTCCATGATGGATCAGTTTGCTGCTGCTAACGATCAACAGAAATGGTTGGAGCAGAACGTCATCAAAATGAACTATAAGTCATTCACTCAGATTGTTATCCTGGGTTCGGCTGGGTTTACTCCTTTCATGCAGTTGAACACAAATAATCGTAGGGAGGTGATTGAGGATCTACTTGATATAAAGATATTCTCCACAATGAATAGCATCCTTAAAGATAAACTGCGTCAGCAGAGGGATGATGTAAAGGTATTGACTCTGAAGAAAGAATCATTGACCGATAAGGTTGATATGCAGAAAAACTTTATTGAGGAACTTGAGAACAGGGGAAAACAGAATATTAAAGACAAGGAAACTCATATTGAAAAACTCCTCAATGAGGAGAATGAATTGATGCATGATAACATTCACATCACTGAGGAGATTGATGACCTTGAAAAGGTGATGGCTTCTTTTACCGGTGCCCCAGATACCCTGAAAAAACTTGGAAATCTGAAGGGTAAGATTTCTAATAAGGTATCAAGAATTACAAAAGAACATAAATTTTTCACAGAGAATACGGTCTGCCCTACCTGTGAGCAGAATATAGAAGAGACCTTCAGAATAAATAGAATTACCGACGCTCAAAATAAAGCCAAAGAGTTGCAATCCGGTTATAAGGAACTGGAAGAAGCGATTAATAGGGAAGAAGAGCGAGAGCGTCAATTTTTACAGTTAAGTAAGGAGATTACTTCCCTAACGCATGGCATTTCTAAAAACAATACTAAGGTCTCTGGATGTCAACGACAAGTCAGAGATCTGGAATCGGAAATTCAAAGAATTACCGATCAACTTGCAAATAGAAATATTGAAGATGAGAAGTTAGAATCCTTTAAAGACAACTTAAGAACAACATACGACGAACTCGCTCAACGTAAGGACACGATCAACTATTACGATTTTTCGTATAGTCTACTAAAAGACGGTGGCGTTAAATCCAAAATCATTAAGAAGTATCTACCGCTGATAAATCAGCAAGTAAATCGTTATCTTCAGATGATGGATTTCTACATCAACTTCACACTTGATGAGGAATTTAACGAAACCGTCCAGTCCCCAATCCATGAGAATTTCTCTTATTCTTCTTTCAGCGAGGGAGAGAAGATGAGAATAGACCTGGCACTGTTGTTCACCTGGCGTGAGGTGGCACGGATGAAGAACTCTGTCAATACTAATCTATTGATTATGGATGAGGTATTTGATAGTTCTTTGGATGGATTTGGCACGGATGAATTTATGAAGATCATCCGCTTTGTTGTCAAGGATGCTAACATCTTTGTGATATCCCATAAGACGGACCTACATGACAGGTTTGAAAGTGTCATGCGGTTTGAAAAGATCAAGGGATTTTCGCGTATTGTACCATCGGACAACAAGGAAGAACCCACGTAAAGAAAGATAAACATAACAGGAACTTCATTAAGTTAGCATACGCTGACTAAATAATGATAGAATTGAGGGGAATAATGATCCAAACCTCTTCATTATGACTGTTCTATACGGAGCACATTATGCATAATTTAATGTCATATAATCAGTTGGCAGGATGGAAGCAAAGTGTTCATAGACTTGAGGGAACCATAGATCGCACTCTGGACGAGGCAGATCGAATTAACGATTATTATGATTGTATAATTGAGTGTGATGAAACTCAATCGGTGTGTAAATCAATTTGTAAATCAATTTTAACGGATTAGGAAAACAGTAAAGGACAATCGGAGAACTGTCACCTAGTACCCCGGCCATGCGGTCGGGGTTTGGTATTATAGGTGTATACGAGACAAACCACATGGCAGTCCAACACGAAATCAAATCTCAACTCGCCAAACTCCTTGCCACTGAAGACCTGATTGTAGAGCATAAGAAAGTACAGACTGCCTGCTTTAATGTTCACACCCGTGTGCTGACACTTCCTATGTGGGAGAAGGCAAGCAACACCGTTTATGACCTGCTGGTGGGACATGAGGTAGGACACGCACTCTTCACCCCTGATGAGAACTGGTTGGAAAAAGTCGCTGTTCCAATGCAGTTCGTGAATGTGGTTGAGGATGCTAGAATTGAAAAATTGATGAAGAGAAAGTATGCTGGACTTGCTAAAACGTTTTACAACGGATACCGGGAACTCAATGACGAGGACTTCTTCTCTATATCTGACGGGGATGTTGATGATTTTAACCTTGCTGATCGTGCAAATCTATTTTTTAAGATCGGTAATTTTCTAGACATCAAGTTCACCGAAGAAGAAATGGCAATCATCCGTATCATCGATGGTTGTGAGACTTTTGATGAGGCATTGTTCGCAGCAGAGATTTTATATAAGTTTTGTAAGAAAGAACAGGATAAGGAAGAAAAAGATACTACCAATTTCCCCATGCCTAACATGGGTGGTGATTCACAGCAACCAGGGGATGAGTCAATAGAGCAACCACTGGAATCTCCCTCTGCTGAGGGTGAGGGTGGATCTAATGATATGAATGAAGATACCACAGGTGAGACTGACGAATCTGTGAATGGTGATCGTGCTGGTGATGCTCCATCAAAGGATATTGAGCCTGAGGTTCGCACTGCTGATTCATTACAGGAGAAACTGGAGGATCTTATCGATGGTGATACTCAGGAGAATGTTTATGTTGAGATTCCTACGGTTGACCTAAAACACATCATTGCTGAAAATGATGATGTCCATGCAAGTATTGATAGGTTCTTTAATACCTATTTGGAGAGAGGTCATACCGATACCTTTAAGTATCCCGATACTAAATACTTGACATTTAAGCGTAGTGCTCAGAAAGAGGTCAACTATCTGGTAAAAGAGTTTGAGTGTCGTAAGGCAGCAGATTCCTATGCTCGTGCTACCACTGCTCGCACTGGTGTTCTTGATTGTTCCAAACTCCATACTTACAAGTATAATGAGGATCTCTTTAAGAAGGTCACCACCCTTGCTGATGGTAAGAACCATGGATTGATCTTTATTCTTGATTGGTCAGGTTCTATGAACAGGGTCCTTCTTGACACCGTAAAACAACTCTACAATCTGATCTGGTTCTGTAATAAAACCTCCATTCCATTTGACGTTTATGCGTTTACTAATGAATGGAAGAGACCAGAGATGAATGATGCGGGAGAATATGTGCCCGTGGAACTTAAATGGGCATATGAAAGAAAGGAGAATCAACTCTGTATCTCTGATCACTTCTCTATGATGAATATTCTTTCTAGTAAGACAAATACTAAGAAACTTGAGAAGCAGATGATTAACATCTGGAGGATTGCTCTAAACTACAGCATGTATGGTATGCCATACTCTACTCCTGATAGGCTAACATTGTCAGGCACTCCTCTTAATGAAGCACTGTGCTGTATGCATCAGATCCTTCCTAAATTTCAGAAGGAGAACAAACTACAAAAGGTTCAGTGTATTGTTCTAACTGATGGTGAGGCAGGTCATCTTGGTCGTCATGTAGAGGTTCAGCGTCATTGGGAAGCCGAACCTTATATGGGACATCGCCAACTGTATGGTGGCACCACATTCCTCAGGGATCGTAAGATTGGCACCACCTATCAGGTCCCTTATGGTTGGTGTGGTTTTACAGAGATGCTTCTGAGAAATCTGCGTGATAAGTTTCCAACGGTAAACTTTATTGGTATTCGTGTGCTTGAGAATCGTGATGCTACCAGTTTCATCAAACGATTATGTGACCACAATGAATGGTGTGATGAGTATAAGAAAGCCATGAGTGAGTGGAAAAAACTTAGGAGTTTCAGTGTCAAGAATGCCGGTTATCACGCATACTTTGGACTTTCCTCAAGTTCACTCTCACAGGATGCTGAATTTGAGGTTGATGAGGGTGCTAGTAAAGCAAAGATCAAATCTGCCTTCATCAAATCTCTTAAGGTAAAGAAACTAAATAAGAAAGTTCTTGGCGAATTCATCTCTCTAGTCGCATGACCAAACCTTACGATGATTCTAACTGGAGAGAGGAATACAAATCATTCACTAGTAACAAAAGGGAACTTGAGTTACTAGAGAATGGTCCTGATAGTCTTGCATCTTCATGGATTCTTATGGCCATGAGACAAAAATGGAAGAAGATAAAAGGATACAAAGATCCTGAACCCCCTGATTGTCAGAGCAGTCTGAAGGAATGGGAACAGAGTATAAAAAAATTTATCCAATGAGCAAACTGTCCACTGTGCCCCTGAACCTGCCTCATTCTGCTCTATAATGACTTCAGTTAAACAAAACACATGGCGCTCTCACCCGAGTACGTTCGCACCTCACTCCAGTCACTTTACGGCACAGAGTTTACCGCTGCTGATGTTCGTGCCTGGTGCTTGATGAATGATACAAACTATCAAACCATCACTAACAAACTGACCCAGTATAAGGTTGGTCGTGGTAAATGGAATCTGGAGGTAACCCAGAAAAAAGTTAATGAGTTAGAGACATCTTATAATGGTCCCGCTGCTCTCCCCGCAATCGAACAGAACCTTATCCCAGCTAAAGATTCTTCCTTCGTCAGTTTTGGTAACTTCAGTGATATCAAAAGGATTATTAAATCCGGTCTATTCTACCCTACGTTCATTACTGGACTCTCTGGTAATGGTAAAACTTTCTCGGTGGAACAAGCCTGTGCTCAATTGGGTCGGGAACTTATTCGCGTCAACATCACGGTAGAAACAGATGAAGATGATCTTATTGGCGGTTTCCGTCTTGTTAATGGTGAGACCGTCTGGCACAATGGCCCAGTCATTGAGGCACTCCAACGCGGAGCAATCCTGCTCCTTGACGAAATCGATCTCGCCTCAAACAAAATCCTTTGTCTCCAATCTATTCTCGAAGGAAAAGGAGTTTTCCTCAAGAAGATTGGCAAATTCATTACGCCCTCAGAAGGTTTCCAAGTATTCGCAACCGCCAATACTAAAGGCAAAGGATCCGACGATGGACGATTTATTGGAACTAACGTGCTTAACGAAGCCTTCCTTGAGCGATTCCCAGTAACCTTTGAGCAGGAGTATCCCACTGCTGCTACAGAGCAGAAGATCCTTGGCAAACTCTGTGATGATGAGAACTTCTGTAAGCGTCTTTCCGATTGGGCTGACATCATCCGCAAGACCTTCTATGATGGTGGTATTGAGGAAATCATCAGCACCCGTCGCCTGGTCCACATTGTGAAGGCATACAGCATCTTCGGTGACAAGGCAAAGGCAATTCAGGTTTGCGTCAATCGTTTTGATGATGAGACCAAGCAGGCATTCCTGGAACTGTATGACAAGGTTGATGCTGACTTTGTGATGCCCTCTGAGGATTCACAGTCCATTGACACATACAGTGCTATTTGATAGAATATGGTGAACGCATGGAGTTTAGTAAACTCAATTATGGATGGAACATTTGAGGAAGATTATCCTATGAACAACTTAGATCTAAGTGGTGTAATTTATGGGGGAGGAGAGGCAACTGACAGCATTAGTTTTAATGTTGATATTCCTAAACTCCCCACTACTGACAACACAAACGGTCGTTGGAAGTACAATGAGGATGTAATCCTCAAAGAGGTGACTGATTATCTGGGAATGACCTATCGTTCCCATTATACTTCGGAAGAATCTAAGACTCAAACCTTGGATCTCATTGAGGGCATTGGTGACGCAGAACCTTTCTGTCGATCCAATGCTATCAAATACCTCTCTCGCTTTGGTAAAAAAGATGGTAAGTCAAAGCAAGATATTCTGAAAGCAATTCACTATTGCATTCTCCTTTACCACTTCGCTGGCCTTTGTAATGAAAATTCGCAACCCTATGAAACTTTCTGATAAAACCCTCTCAGTCCTGAAGAATTTCTCTTCAATCAATCAATCAATCCTCTTCAAGAAAGGTAGTAAACTTCGCACCATCAGTGTGATGAAAAACATTCTTGCGGAAGCAACTGTTAGTGAGGAGTTCGTTAGAGATTTTGGTGTCTATGATCTCAACCAGTTTCTTAATGGGATGAGTCTGCATCAAAGTCCTGAACTTGACTTCAAGAATGATGGGTATGTTGTTATCCGTGAGGGTAAGATGCGATCCAAGTATTTCTTTGCTGATCCTCAGGTAATCGTCACACCACCTGATAAAGAGATTACCCTTCCAAGTGAAGATGTCTGCTTTGAGGTGAGCACTGATCAGTTAGACAAACTGCTGAAAGCAGCTGCCGTGTATCAACTTCCAGACCTGTCTGCGGTCGGTGAGAATGGTGTTGTCAAACTTGTTGTGCGTGACAAGAAGAATGACACCTCCAATGACTTTGCTATTGTTGTTGGAGAAACTAGTGCTGAGTTCTCCTTTAACTTCAAGGTAGAAAACATTAAAGTTCTTCCTGGAACTTATGAGGTTGTTGTCTCTCAAAAACTTCTGTCTAGGTTTACTAGCACAAGTCATGACCTTACTTACTACATCGCTCTGGAACCAGATTCCACTTTTGCTGTAGCAGCATGATTGAAGTATTTGATAATTTTGCTCCTCAACAATACTTCGACCTAATCACCTATGGGTGTTTAGGTTGGAACCAGGCGTGGTATTATCAAGAGAATATTACTGCTGGTGTATTTGAGTCAGAGGGTCTTGGAAAACATGGATTTAATTGTTGGATAGTACAGCAACCAAATACTTTTTGCGATAATTACGCTGCTGGTCTTCTTACTGATCTCATTGTAAATATGCAGAAAGCCTTAGGATGTGAAAACGTCATGAGATCCAGATTAGATATGACGATGTATACTCCTGGTGGAAGAAAATGTGATGCTCACATTGACAATCCAAATCAACATACCGCTTCAATTTTTTACCTAAATGATTCTGATGGGAATACCGTCATTTACAATGAGAAATTTGAGGGTGATACTAAAATTGATCAAAATTGGTTAACAATCAAAAAGGAGATTGAACCAAAAGCAAATCGACTTGTGGTATTTGATGGATTATACTTCCATACTGGACATGTCCCTCAAAACCATAATACTAGAGTAATATTGAACTCTAACTTTAACTAGATTATGAATATCTTTGTGACCTCTCCTAGTCCTTGGGAATCTGCCAGGGTCCTACCTGACAAACATATTGTTAAGATGCCTCTAGAGACCTGTCAGATGCTTGCTATCGTATGCTCTGACAAGTGGGGTCATGGATTTGGCACACTTCCTAAAGCAGACGGAACTCCCTATGCCACTGAGAAGGGTGCCTTTCGTCATCATCCTTGTACCGTTTGGGCAAACGACTTTGTGATGAACTGGCAGTGGCTGCTCTCTCATGGACTTGCCATGTGTGATGAGTACACTGCCCGTTATGGCAAGGTTCACACTTGCCACCGCACTCTGCTAGCAGCAAAGGAGATACTGCCTACAGGAGACCCTACAGGACGCTCTGGTAAAGACCCAAAACCATTTGTATTTGCGGGACCTGATGAATTTAAATTTGACACAAGCATTGACACTTTTACTGCTTACAGGCGTTATATCGCGTCCAAACCTTGGGTTGCATCTAATTATCTTCGTCTCCCATCCCGTAAACCAGATTGGGTATAATCAATGAAACATATTCTTTTCACACTAAAAGGTTGTTCTGATGAGATCATTGATGATGCTGAGTTAATTAGGATGATCCTGTTTAGGACCGTTAAAGAGGTAAAAGCAACTCTACTACATCTAAACGTTCATAAGTTTGAACCTCAAGGTGTAACCGGATTTGCTTTGCTTGCCGAGTCCCATATTAGTATTCACACCTGGCCCGAAAAGGGAATGGCAGTGTGTGACATATTTACATGTGGGGACATCTCTATGCCAGAAGTTGGTGTAGAATATCTAAGAGAACAATTGAAGGCAACCGATATTGTTTCACATGAATTTATCCGCCCTTTAGAATGAAAAAATTGACAGTTGATGAGAATGGAGTCTTAACCTTTCCCAAGGAACTTCTGGAAAAAACTGGATGGAAAGAGGGGGATGTGTTAGAGTGGATTCCTAATGATGATGGTTCGTTTACTTTGGTGAAAAAAGAACATGCGTGATGAATTTCTCTGGGTTGAAAAGTATCGACCCAAAACTATTGAAGATTGTATTTTACCAACAAACATTAAGAAGACCTTCCAAGACTTCCTAGATAAGGGTGAGATACCAAACATGCTGCTATCTGGTCCAGCGGGGTGTGGAAAGACTACAGTAGCTAAAGCACTCTGCAATCAACTTGGAGTAGATTACTATGTCATCAATGGATCCGATGAGGGAAGATTCCTTGATACCGTCAGAAATACTGCGAAGAATTTCGCTTCGACCGTCTCGCTTTGCTCAACTGCGAAACACAAAGTCATCATCATTGATGAGGCAGATAACACAACGAACGATGTACAACTCCTCCTACGGGCGTTTATTGAGGAGTTTAGTAGTAACTGCAGATTCATCTTCACCTGCAACTTCAAAAACAAAATCCTTGAACCACTTCATTCCCGTTGCACAGTGGTTGAATTCGGAATTGGAGGAAAGCAAAAACCCGCCATTGCCGCATCCTTCTTCAAGCGTATCCAAGAAGTCCTGGATACAGAAGGTATTGAATATGATAACAAGGTCTTGGTAGAACTCATTAACAAACACTTCCCTGATTGGCGGCGTGTTCTTAATGAGTGTCAACGTTATTCTTCTAGTGGCAAAATTGATTCTGGTATTCTCGCAACCTTCAGTGATGTAAAAGTAAATGACTTGGTTAAAAAACTTAAAGAGAAGGATTTCTCCGAAGTACGTAAATGGGTTGTCAATAACCTTGATAACGATACTAACGTCCTTCTGCGTCGTATTTACGATGCTTGTTATGATTCCATGGTTCCGAATAGTGTTCCTGCTGCTGTGCTTACTCTCGCTAAGTATCAGTATCAAATGGCATTTGTGGCGGATCAAGAAATAAACATGTTAGCTTGCCTTACTGAAATTATGGTGGAGTGTGAATTCAAATGAAATTTAAAGGACTAGTATTCATCCGTCTAAGGTCACAGGTTGATGACTCTCCTGGCAATGCTGTTAGGGATGCCTCTAGAAGACTATCCAAACTAAACATCAAAAAATTGCGATTGGGTAAGGTGATTGATGTTTGGTTAGAAGCAGAAAGTGAAGAAGCAGCAAGAAAAGAATTGGATCTTCTTTCTGATCGTCTCTATGCCAATCCAGTTATTGAGGATTGGGAGTATGATTTGGAGGAGATTGAAGAGTTTCCTAAGGGAATTAAATGAAACACTATGACATCCGAAACATCAAAATTGATGATGAAGAACTAAAGGTGCTCATTGATGTGCTAGGATACCTACATATCCCAGAACTCAAAGAGTTCAAAGAAAGAATAAACAGGATTCAATATCCTGATAAATATCCCGATCCACTAGATGAATTTCACAAAACGATTGCGTATTACAACAATGAAAAAGAAACTGAAAGCCCAAGTTAAATCAAGATTCTATTATATTTTCTGGGGAACGGCTACGGTATCTGTAGTCCTGGGACAACTTTATGTTGGGACTGGATATCGGGTATACGCATCTTCCCTTACTCGTATTCTTGATAGTATTGAAGTTGTCATTCAAGGACCCAGCAGCGGCAGACTTTATTGATGAAATCACTGAAAACTCCTCTTCGTTATCCTGGCGGCAAATCCCGTGCCTGCACTAAAATGGATGTTTACATTCCAGACCTTCGTGATTATAAGGAGTATCGTGAACCATTTCTTGGTGGTGGTAGTGTTGCCATTCATATCACCAAGAAATTTCCTCATCTTGATGTATGGGTAAATGATCTGTATGAACCTCTGTATAACTTCTGGAGGGTTCTACAGGATGAGGGAGTTGCTTTATGTTCAGAACTTCAGGGTGCTAAGTCAAGAAATCCTGATCCCGAGTCCGCAAGAAAATTATTTCTCACAGCAAAGGAGACTGTAAATGACATTTACGAATCAAATCTCGCTCGCGGTATTGCTTTTTATATCGTTAACAAGTGTAGCTTTAGTGGTCTCACTGAATCATCCTCCTTCAGCAAACAAGCAAGTGTCTCCAACTTCTCAATGCGAGGAATTGAAAAACTCACAGGGTATTCTCAAATAATTAAGGATTGGAAGATTACTAATCTTAGTTATGAAGAACTGCTCACTGATAGCAAGGAGTCATTTACCTATCTTGATCCGCCCTACGATATCAAGGACAATCTGTATGGTAAAAAAGGAAGCATGCATAATGGATTTAATCATGATGATTTTGCTCTCAATTGTGATAGGCATATTGGTCACCAACTAGTATCTTATAATTCATCTCAATTGGTCAAAGATCGTTTCAAGGGATGGAAAACTGGTGAGTTTGACCTGACTTACACCATGAGATCTGTCGGGGAATATATGAGAGAACAGAAAGATCGTAAGGAACTTTTACTTTTTAATTATGGTTGATGAACTGATGGTCCAACAACAGGTAGAGAACGTATGGCAGCACATGGTTGGTGTCATCTGTCTTAACCTAACCTCCCGCAATCAGGTAAAACCAATCCTTACTGAACTATTCAAGATGACACCCACACCAGAGGAGTTCCTTAAAGTGTGGCAACATGATAGTCTATCTGAGTTTATTAAACCACTTGGTATGTTTAATATCAGGGCACATCGTATCATGCGTATGACTCATGATATACTTAAGTGGGACGGTGAGGATGCCACCAAACTCTTTGGTATTGGTAAGTATGGGTCTGATAGTTACAGGATCTTTTACAAGAATGAGATCCCAGATGATGTTGAGGACAAGGAACTTAAAAGATATATTGAGGAAGAACTGTGGAACTGAAGGACTGGCTTAATTCTATCAACTTTAATAAAGAGGATCTGACAGAACACACAAAGGATTATCCTCCTTATATTATCAATCGTTGTCTATCAGGACATCTGGATTGTGTGATGTTTGCCAATGAGATGAACAAAAATTCTCACCTGGACAAAGACATGCAATATTCTTTTTATCTAAATAGTCTGAGGAAAAAGAAGAGATTTTCTCCCTGGCTCCGTAAGGATAAAGTCACGGATCTGGAATGTGTCAAACAATACTATGGTTATAGTAATGAAAAGGCATCACAAGCTCTGAAGATTCTTACTAGAGAACAGATTAACTTTATTAAACAACGACTTGATATTGGAGGCACAAAATGACTTCTACAGTGGAACCTACTGTTGAATGGTCGCAAGACCAAATGGTAGAAGTGATGCTTAATGAACCAGATGATTTTTTAAAAGTCAGAGAAACACTCACACGTATTGGTGTAGCGAGTAGAAAAGAGAAAAAACTCTATCAATCCTGCCACATTCTACACAAGCAGGGAAGATATTACATCGTACACTTTAAGGAACTGTTTGCCCTGGATGGTAAACATGCCAACCTTACATTAAATGATGTACAACGTCGCAATCGTATTACCCGTCTTCTGGCAGACTGGGGATTGATTTCTGTTGTAAAACCAGATACCGTCTCTGACATTGCTCCTCTTAATCAAATCAAAGTCTTAGCATATAAAGACAAATCAGATTGGGTTTTGGAACAAAAATATAACATTGGTAAGAAGACTAAACCTCAAGAAACAGAATGAACATAATCGTAATCATCTGTCTGGCAATGGTAATAATGACCTCATACGGCATTTATCTTTCTTTTGGTCCACCATCCAAGGACTTAGATGATTCATTTGAGGAGCACGAGCACTAAATAAGTTGTGTCTTTCGTGCGGCACACTCTACAATCGGAAACCCGAACCCCAGAGAATGCTTGACATTCCTGGGGTTTTCCCTTATAATACTTAAATCGACCATAACCCATAAACCCGGTCGATACGTCAAAAAATTTAAATTTAGCAAAAACACAGGAGGCTAAAATGGCATTTAAGGAATTGCTTCGCGTCTACGAATGTTATGAAAACAAAGTAGATGAAAAGACAAAAGAGTATTTACAAGGTTTTGGAACCATAGACAATGCTCCAGAGGGTCTTCCTCTTATGGAAGACGTAATTGAAAAATACAACTCTGGAGAAATTGCTGAGGGATCTACCGTCATATGTTCTGGTAGAGTCGGTGATCTCTGGAGCGATCCTACTTATAACCGTATTGATGAACTTCGATATGGTAATCAGAAACGTCATATTGAGAATCGTGGCGGATACTCAAATGATGCAGCAGATACTTTGTCTGCATATTGCCGACCCGAACTCAAGATTGTATTGACTAAGGGAAACAACCGCGCATCAAAGAGATATGCTTGTGGACGCAATCCTGATGCAAGAGTTGTTATCTCTTTAAAACTTCATCGTAAGAATTTATCTTACGAAGAAATGATCCGTATTGAGTCTTTAGACCATAACACTGATTGCAATTATCGCACCAATCAAAGTGGTGATGATAAATTTAAATCTGCTTATTATGCAAAGGAAACTTGGGCGGTGGAGTTGTTTGAGTATCTCAAACCATTTAAAATCGGTATCGCTGGAACTCTTGATGGTGCTGAATTTGTATGCCCATCACACTCTTATATGACCACAGCAAGAAAACTTGCTGGAGAAGAGTATACCTCAAAGTATCTTACTGCATTTACCAAGTGGAAGTGTGCTACAGAGGTACAAGGAAATGCAACTGTTGCAGGTTCTCTTTTCCTGAAAACCTTTCATGAGTATATTGATTGGATTGATAAAAAGAATCAAATTGATTCTTTCTCTTTGATGATGAAGTGGTATTTTATTGATTATGGTCCCACTCATCGACAAGTGAATCCAAAAGCAAAAAGTCTGAAACAATCTGATATTGTTGAAGGTAATGGCATCATTAAAGGAAACGAACCATTTGTCGCTCGCTTTGTAAATCTCTACAATAGTTTTTGTGAACGTGAAGTTGCTTTTGATCGAATGGTCATCAAGGGAAATCACAAAACTGCTATTCCATTTGAGGGTTCTGATAGCACTGCTTGGAATAAATTTCTTGCAGGAGCTTCTCCGATAATGAAACCAGTATTGGGGGACCTTGCTGACAAAAAGTTTTTCTGATAACCGAATAAAAACATACGGGGTTCACTACCCCGTTTTTTTGTGTCCCGTGTTATAAATATGTTTGGATGCCTTCGGGGTCCATACAATCAAATCTCGCTTTAATAAGGAGAAGTACAGATGACTAATCTCACACGCTTTACTGCGTCAGATCTTCCTGAGCTCTTGGATAAGATCTCTAAGAACAGTATTGGTATGAATGATTACCTAAATAGGGTATTCGACCTACACGAAACAACACAAAATTACCCGCCATATAATTTAGTACAAGTCAGTAATGTAGAATCAAGACTTGAAATTGCTCTAGCGGGATTCAAAAAGAAAGAAGTTTATGTCTACACACAAGACGGAAAACTCTTTGTCGAAGGACAAAAAGAAGACAAAGAAACCGGAACAAACTATGTCCATCGAGGAATGGCTCAGAGATCTTTCACTAGATCATGGACCCTCAGTGACGAGACGGAAGTTAGATCAGTTAGCTTTGAGGATGGGTTGCTGAGTGTTGTGTTAGGTAGGATCGTACCTGAGTATCATAAGAGGAAGGACTACCTCTAAATAGTAGCGGCTACCTTGTTAAATATCGTCGCCGCAGAGGGGCAACTGGCAAAATCCAGTTGACGCCCCTCTTTTTTCTTGATATAATATTGGGAGATGAGACTAGTCCATGTCCATGACCGACTCTGTGCTCCTCGCCCGTTTTGGGCAGGACATCAACAGGATTGCTGACAATCTAGAAAGGATTGCTGTAATCCTTGAGAGCAATGTTCACATTAATATTGACCATGCTCACATCGATGATGGTGAGATTGATGTTCACAGTAAGAGTTTCTGATCATGGCACCTAAACAAAAAGAATACGTGGAATGCGTTCAACCTGTCTCTGGGGACGGTGTTGATTATGAAGTGATCAGTCGTCAAGTTACTGAGAACGCTCAACGTGAGTGGCCAGACGTTAAGTCTGACCCTTATGATGAGATTGTTGAGGTTAGAAAGAAGACCTGTTATGGTAATCCAGAGGAGGTCTTTGAGACTTTTGAAACTGCCCGGTATCGACGGTATCATCCTATCCCTGCTCCCCCAGTTGAAGTCAAACAAAAAGTTGAGAAAAAAGTAGAAGTAAAAGTAGAATCATGACTATTAAATTAATGCTGCTAAAGTCCGGTGAGGACATCATTGCTGACGTTAGTGAGATGACTGTCGGTGAGGATGAGGATAAGAGGGTTGTTGGGTATTTTCTGAACAGACCCTGTGTCGTCAAGATGCGCCACCCAGAACTCCTCACAGAGCAGTCTGAGGGTCCAAGGAAGCAGGCAGGGTATGAGGTTTCTCTTTTCCCCTGGATGCCCCTTGCCGTGGAGGAGACCATTCCTGTTGTTGCTGACTGGATTATTACGATGGTTGATCCGGTAATCAAACTTAAAGAAATGTACACCACTGATATTGTAAATTATAAAAAAGATGGAACAACAAGACAAGACAATCAAACTGATAGTTCTAACAAACCAGTCCAAGTTAATCTCGCAGATTGAAGAAGTAGGAGCTGACATTGGTGAACCAGATTGTAAACTGACCAAACCATATGAGGTCATTCTGGGAGAAGGTGGTAACCTGTATCTAAATCGCTGGTTGGAAGGGTTTACCCCTGATGATACTTTTATGATGAGTTCTGATAAGATCCTAACCCTTACAGAACCAACACAACAAATTCTTGATAGTTACAAAGGTCAGATTTAATGGCATTATCTAAACAAACACTTGATCATTTGTGTGATGCGGAATCACATATTCGTGCTGCAATTAAATCTGCCGCAGTAAATGAAAAACCTCTAGTTGTAAAACAACTATCCGAGATCCTTATGAATATGGAGCAAACTAAAAAGTTTGACGAAATCATGGATATGTTGGATAATAGGGAACCTGGCAGCAGTGGTCAGTATGATTCATTTTTTAATGATGAGGATGAATGAAGTTTTATACTAATGTTCAATTGATTGGGAACCAGGTTCTGGTTCGCGGCGTTGAGAATGGGAGAAGATATGAATTTCGTGATGAGTTTTTCCCTACCCTATTTGTCAAATCAAAGAAGGATACTAAGTATAGAACATTAAGTGGACAATCAGTAGAGGAAATTCATCCCGGAACTGTACGGGATTGTAGAGAATTTTATAAGAAGTATGATGAGGTAGATGGATTCTCCATCTATGGTAATGACAGATACATTTATCAATACATCTCTGAAAAATATCCAGAGAATGAGATCAAGTTTGATATCAATCAAATCAAACTGGTTACCTTAGATATTGAGACAACTGCTGAATATGGATTTCCTGATGTAGAGTCTGCTCAGGAAGAAATCCTTGCGATCACTATTCAAGATTATACCACTAAGGAGATTATTACTTGGGGACAAAGACCCTTCCTCAACAAACAGAAAAATGTAACCTACCATCATTGTCCCACCGAACAAGAACTTTTAAATCACTTCATCAGTTATTGGATGCAGGATGTCCCTGATGTTGTGACTGGATGGAACATTCAGATGTTTGATATTCCGTACATCTGTAAAAGATTGAATCGCGTTCTGGGGGAGAAACTTATGAAGCGTTTCTCTAATTGGGGTCTTGTAACGGAAGGAGAACTTTATATTCAAGGTAGAAAGCAAATCGTGTTTGATGTTGGTGGTCTGACCCAACTGGATTACCTTGATTTGTATAAAAAATTTACATACAAGGCACAGGAGTCATATCGACTTGACTACATAGCTGAGGTGGAGTTAGGTCAAAAGAAACTTGATCACTCTGAGTTTGACACCTTTAAAGATTTCTATACGAAAGGGTGGCAGAAGTTTATCGAATATAATATAGTTGACGTAGAACTTGTTGACCGTTTGGAAGACAAGATGAAACTGATTGAACTCGCATTGACTATGGCATATGATGCTAAGGTTAATTATGCGGATGTGTTCTATCAGGTTCGCATGTGGGACAATATCATTTACAATTATCTGAAGAAAAGGGATATTGTTATCCCTCCAAAGATTAGGTCCGACAAAAACGAAAAATATGCGGGGGCATATGTCAAGGAACCGATTCCGGGAAAGTATGATTGGGTGGTGTCTTTTGACCTTAATAGCCTGTATCCTCATCTCATTATGCAATACAACATCTCGCCAGAGACATTACTCGACGAAAGACACCCAACGGCTACAGTTGATAGAATCCTTAATGAAGAGATAAACTTTGAACTGCATAAGGATAATGCGGTATGCGCCAATGGTGCGATGTATCGCAAAGATATCCGTGGGTTCCTACCAGAACTTATGGAAAAGATGTATGGAGACAGGGTGATCTTTAAAAAGAAAATGCTTCAAGCAAAACAGGAGTATGAAAAGACACCAACTAAGGCGCTGGAAAAAGAGATTGCCCGGTGCAACAATATCCAAATGGCTAAGAAGATCTCTCTTAACTCTGCTTATGGCGCTATCGGTAACCAGTATTTTAGGTACTACAAACTTGCCAATGCAGAGGCAATTACCCTATCAGGACAGGTGTCCATCAGATGGATAGAAGGTAAGATGAATGAGTATCTAAATAAACTGTTGTCTACAACCGATGAGGACTACGTAATTGCATCTGACACAGATTCAATTTATCTTAATCTTGGACCTCTTGTTGATAAATTTTTTGCTAGTAAGTCTAGCGATAAAGCAAAGGTTGTGGAGTTACTTGATACGGTCTGTCGGGATAAGTTGGAACCGTACATCGATAAGTGTTATGGGGAATTGGCGTCGTATGTATCGGCGTATGATCAGAAAATGCAAATGAAGCGTGAGAATATTGCTGATCGTGGTATCTGGACCGCGAAGAAGCGATACATTCTCAACGTATGGAACAGTGAGGGAGTTCAGTATTCTGAACCCAAACTTAAGATGATGGGTATTGAGGCAGTAAAATCATCTACCCCTGCTCCATGCAGAAAGATGATTAAGGATGCCTTGAATATAATGATGAGTGGCACAGAGGAGGATGTGATTGACTTTATTGACCGGTCTCGTGCTGAGTTTAAGAGTCTCCCACCAGAACAAATCTCATTCCCAAGATCTGTTTCTGATGTAGTAAAATACAAATCTTCTTCTAGTATATACATCAAAGGCACACCCATTCATTGTCGCGGAGCATTGCTCTTTAATCACTATATCAAGAAGAACAAACTGGATAACAAATACTCACTCATCAAAAATGGTGAGAAAATTAAGTTCTGTTATTTGAAGAAACCGAACCCAATGCATGAGAATGTTATCTCGTTCATCCAAGACTTTCCAAAGGAACTTGACATTGACAAATACATTGATTATGACCTACAATTTGATAAGTCATTTTTGGAACCACTGAAATCCATTTTGGATGCCATCGGCTGGAATGTCGAAAAAACTGTAAACCTGGAATTATTTTTCTCCTAATGGAACTTCCTATTAACGATAAAGAACTTGCTACGATTGTCAGTGCCCTTCGCCTTGGTGGAGACGCTGCCCTTTATCAAAAACTGAATACTATTAAAGGTATCCGTGAGGAAAATCCAGGTGGTGCCTACAAGAAAATTGCCCGTGAAGAATTTGGATTTGTATTGTAATTATGGATTTTTTAAAAGAGATTGTAAAAGAGATTGGAGATGACTACACCCAACTCGCAAGAGACATCGATGACACAGAAAAATTTGTGGACACAGGTTCGTACATTTTTAACGGACTTGTTTCAGGGTCTATATTTGGTGGTGTATCTGGGAATAAGATTACTGCCAT